TGAATTATAGAGGTTGTATAGATTGTCAGGCCCCTTTAGAAATCTAAAAGCCTCTGCTAATACTCCATGTAATAACATTGATTCTTGGTTTGTAGATAAAAAAGTATTTGTTGTACTAGTAAATTCTGGAGGAGATTTAATATAATTTAATTGTACTGTATCTGCAGTTGCTGGTGTAGGAGCAACTAAAATCACTGGTCCTTGTTGAACATTATCTTCCCAATTTGCCCAATATTTAGGAGTACCAGTTGTTGAATCATTTGGAGAAAATTCAGAGATAAAACTTGTATCTCTTTTTTCTAAAAAAGTTCTGTTATTACTACTATCAATTACTTGAACAGATCTAACTAGAATTGCATCAGATGGAAGAATTACATATCTATTGCCAGCTGTAAAATTAGAAGTAGCATATTTTCTCAAATCATCATAATCAACTTTACCAGCTATATCTAATTCTACTGATTTTATAAAATCTTGAATAATTGCATCTGTTAAAACAGTGCTTCCTACTTCAGTATAGTTTCTTACTTGTGTTAAAAAATTTGCATGTGTTACAGCCATTATGTAATACTCACCCCCACAGAACCTACTAATGATAAAAGTTCTCTTCTTCTATTTTGCAAAGACGGATCTTCAGGTATCATACTATGTATAGTAGTTGTAATACCATTAGATGTGACTTCAAATTCTTGTGTTCTAAATGCAAAATCTCCTGGTAAAGATAAATTTGCTACACCAACAAAAATTCCTCCAGAATCTGCAATTGTATCATCATTCGCAGCTTGTGGATTTATAGTAGATATATCAGTTGGTTGTTGAAATTTCATAGTTCTTGGATTTTGTAAAGCCACAGCATCTGCTTTATGATAAGGTGGATCAAGTTGTGGATGTTTAGGTTCAAATTCTGATATATGAACTAATGCACCAGTCCATTCCTTTACCATCTCTCTGTAAGGAAATGCTTGACCAGATCTATCAGAAATAGCTAACGATCTTTTACCACTTGCATAACTCATTATACACCGTCTCCAAAATATGTTTGAGGAGAAATATAAACAGAAGTTCTTGAGCCATCTTCATTGAGAGCTCTTAATAATTCATCCTCATAAAGTTGTTTTAGTAATTGAATTCTATCTGGTGCTTTTTTTTGTGATAAATAATATGCAAGGCCAGAGCACATACATGGTAAAAATCTAAAAGGCACATCAGGGTTATTTGTATATACTCCCGCATCTTCAATTCTATCAATTGAATAATATTTTAATGTTGTATAAGTTGATGCATCTGGAGCTAAATAAACACTTATAGTTGGTTGAGTTTGTCTATCCACATAATACTGAGAAGGTTGTCCAGTTGTCAATTTATTTGGTAATGCTGAATAAGCAGATCTATCAATTTTTGTCAAAGCTATGTCTTGTGTACTTGAAGTTCCAGAACCAGTTATATTTTTAACTGGCACTCCTGCTGAATGGGCTACGGCTAATGAACCAAGAGCTCCTCTAGTTGCTCCACTTAAAGTGTTTCCAGCTTTTCCAGTGTAGGTAATAAATTCTAATCCTATTTGAATAGTTCCACTTGAAGCAAATCCAGTAGCATCTGTTAAAACAACACTTGTTGCAACATCTGTCAAAGCAGTGTTTAAAGTTCCATTCACTGCTCCAGTTGAAGAGATATAAGCTTCTAAAACATCATTAACTTGTATTGGTACAGAGTAAGTTGCTACACCAGCTGTAAATTGTATTTGATTTAATTTTACTTTCCAAAGATGAACACCTCTGTTGCCCCACTCTGAAAATAATAAATTTAAACTTCTTCTAGCACTTCTTATGTCATAACCACTATTAGTTCGAATACCGCATCTCTCGTATGCTTCTTCTATAATATCATCGATTTGTAAATCGAATGTAGTAGTTCCTGACGTTGCCATAATTCATTACATTATATCTTTATAATAATCTAAACTTTTCCCTGGTGGTAATTGTTCATCTTGCAAACCCATACCTTGAGTTCTGGCTGCACCATAACCTCTAGCCATATCACCTTTGTAAGCTTTCATTATCTTTCCAGTGGCTTGACCAGCTTTTTTGCCTACTTTTTTTGCCATCATTTTAAAATCTTCACCAGATATTTTACCATCGTTATTTTTGTCTAATTTTTTTTGATTGCCTTTTAACATAATAATTCTCCTTAAATATCTATCATACCACCATAATACTTCTTGGTAAAGGTACTGACGTTTGTTGGTTTTCCACCTACTCCTTGGGCTTTACTTCTTTTTCTCGCAACGGCACTCTTCCTTTGAGAGTCTGTCATTCTTGCTGCTTTTGCAGCAGGGACGCATTTTGGATACTTTCGTTTCGCATCTGCTTTTTGTTTTGAACGACCACAAGGTGCGTATGAACCATCTTTTCGTTTGCTTCCAATATCTACCCATTTTTGTTTGAACCATTTATTTAATCCTCCTGATTTAAAAGTTTTTGAAAAACTAAATCCTATGCTTTTATCTTTTCCACTTTTACTTCCTTCAATTGAATAACTGGAGCTCTCTCCTTGTTTTGTAACACCTAAATTTATTGTGCTATTAATATTACCTTTACCTTTTTTTAAAAAAGGTTTTTCAGCCCCTACATTTACTGAAGTATCTCCTTTACCGAAACTTATATCTGCTCTTGGAATAGAAACTTCTTCGTTTTCATAAATTTTTACCCCTCCACCAATTGTAGTTCCTTTAAATTTTTTTTTAAGATAATCTGGGACTGATACTTTTTTTCCCATTAAAAGACTCCTTTAAAGCCTTTACCTCTTATAGCTGCTCCACCACCTCTTACTTCTCCACCACACATTAAACCTTTGGCTTCAATTGATTTGTTTTCTCTAAAATTTGCTCTATCTAAATCATCTCCATATTTTCTTGCATCAAAAGGATTATCAAATAATTTATCTTTTTCACCACTTCCTACTAATTCTTCAGCAGTTTTGTAATTTTTTTTCTTTTTATTTTTTTTACTCATCAAGCATACCTTTATAGTAATTATTTAAACTTTTATTTGACACGTTGTGGCCAGCTAAATCACCTTTTATGTAGCTACCATCATATGGTTGTAATTTTTGTGCAAATTGACCATCTGAAGCTTTTACAACAGATTGTAAAGTTTTTGCTTGAGCTGCATGTAGTCTTGAAGCTTTCTTTAAACCACTTATTACTTTTTTAACTTTAGCTTCTCCACCAATATTTTTACCAGCTGGTTTAGGTCCTTTAAAATCTTTTCTTTTTACACCAGAGGGGTCTTTGATTTTACCAGCACAAATTTTACTAGCATATGCATTAGCATATGCTGAAGGATATACTCGAAATTTTCTTTTAGCCGCGGCTTTGCCTCTAGCACATAGTTTTGTCATAGTGTTTAGACCTTTTTCTGTTGTACAACTTTTTAGATTGTACCACTTTAGAACGATAGTTTCTAGACCTTAACTTTTTTGCGATTGGATTTTTTATACAAGTCGTCATAATATGAACTTAGACCTTTAATCTTAACTGGTTTCACTTTGAATTCTTTTCTTGTTTTTTTTCCCCAATTTCTCCCTAAACCAGGTTCTAATAAACTAGGTATTTGTGATCTTGATATTGCCATTATAAAATATCTTTAGCCTTTCCTAAAATTGGTTTGTATTTCGTTTTACCTTCTGATTTAAAAGCATGTAAAAAACTAGCTCTTGGCTGATGGGCAATCCAACTACAGTGTATCCACCCACTGTTAGGTTCACCCGGAGTGTAGTATTCAAGAATTAATTGATCATAAGTAAGTTCTCTATGAATCCAATCTGCTAATTCAGCATTATCTACTCCCGGACATTCAAAATCTGCCGCCTCAGCTTTTGCATGTTGAGATCTGCTAGAGCTGCCAATGGCTTCACATAACGCTATGGACCTATAGCCCGAGGTCACTTTTACTCTGCCGAAATGATCACGAACTGGTTGTAAAATGTTTTCACATAAGTCTTTAAGTTTTTCTATTTGCTCTGCATTAGGATTGTTGTTGATGCCCCTACGTATAGCAGTGTCTGATTTGATTAACTCTGAAAGAGTGAAGTTCCGTGAAAGATTCATATTTATCCCTCCTGTAAAAAATTAAAATTTATAAGATACCTTTTATGTGTATCTGTTTGATAGATTGCTTTGTGTAAAATGTTGGTTGAAAACAAAAGCATTCTATTTTCAATGTTATCAATAAAGACTTCCTTTTCTTTTATTTTTAAAACTGTTTGAGCATTACAAGTACTTAAAAAATAAATACCAGTTATTGCTTTACTAGAATTATAGTCTGTATGGTAAGCTGACTCAATAGTGTCCTTATCCCTAAATGTAAGATTACACCTAATTTGTATTAAGGATAAAACGTTAAGTTTTTCAAGGATAAGAGGCATATGTTCAAAAAACAAAGGATGATCAGGTTTAAAATTGTTGTAGTAACAAAAAGTAAAATATCCATTTTTATTATTATTTTTAACTCCTTCTAAATCTACATCTAAATCTCGTTTAAACCATGGAATATCGTTGCCTTTAATTTGTTTTGAAATTTTTTCATATAAAGATTTTTCTAAAAAATTATCAATTATTTTATAAGTCATTATTAATTAATTTTAAAATTTAAGGATAATGAAATTTTATGTTGGTCTGATTTATTTTGCTCTACACTATGCATTGTATTACCTTTAAAAATTACAAGTAATCCTTCAGTAGCTTTTATTGAATAGTTTGTCCATGTTAATGGATTGTCTTTTTGATAATTATCGACTGTAGAAAGAGTCTGCGGAGAATAAAGTTTTAAATTACCACAATTATCTGGACAAGATAAATAATATACGCATGAAATGTCGCTTGGATAATGTTCATGTTTTTCTTGATAATTGTATTTTTCATAAATATTAAACCATGAATTCCAACATTCTATTTTTTTATCCTTATATCCAATATCAAAAGCATAACCTACAACATATTTAAATATCCATTCATGAAGAGTATTAAATTTTTTATTTTTTGTTAGATTATAAGTTCCATTAGTTGTATAAGTATCTCCTTCCCATCTTGACCCACCACTTTGATTTTCTTTTTTTATTTCATAACATTGATTTATTAAATCATTTTTTATTTTACTATGGTCTGGATTTATTATTTGGCCAATTGTAACTGGGAATAAAGATAGTAAGTTTAGTTTGTTAATCATTCCAAGATTAAAGCTGTAATATGTTTTTCTCCTAAATACAACTCTAATTTTGCTTTACCACGATAACATTTATATGAAACTGTTTCTGAATACTGGCGTTCCGCTATCCTCTTCCCGCGTAAACATTGAGCCATACCTTCAGGTTGAATACGGTGTTCTTTAATCTCACCGTTTACAAACATCAAAAGGGCTACCACAGTTTCTATCAATTGTAGCTCCCATTTTTATAACCAATCTCACGATTAGCATCTTTGAGTTTTTCAATATCTATTAAAACCTTTTCCATTTGTTTTGTTAAAAACTCAATATTTACTTTATTTAAAGCCATTGACTCTATGTGTTTATTCAAACGATCGGTGGTCTTGTACAAATC